TGGTCGACGCCGGCCTGGTGGCAGGCTCCGGCTCCGATGTGGTCGTCGTCAACGCCGTCGACCCCGACGGCGCTGGCCCGCTGACCGCAGGGTCGACCGCCCTGTACGCGGTGCGGATCGGCCTGGACGGATTCCACGGCGTGTCTGTGGCCGGCGGGAACATCGTCAAGCAGTACGCCCCGGACTTCACCATCCCGGGCGCTGTGAAGACCGGCGAGGTCGAGCTCGGCCCCGTGTCCGTGGTGCTGAAGCGCACCAAGGCCGCGGCTGTCAAGACCAACATCAAGGTCGCCTGAGCCATGGCTGTCATCCACAGCCCCGCCAAGGGGTTCACCGGCAAGACCGCGTTCGGCCCGCTCGTGATCGAGTTCGAGAACGGCAAGGCCATCGTCAAAGACCTGCCCGATGGGGTACGTCAGTACCTGCTCGGGGCTGGATACACGGTCGGTAGCACGACCGCCCCACAGCCTGAGCCCGTTCCGCTGGTGGACGCCCGCGACTTCGCTGAGCAGCAGGTCGTTGGCACGAAGCTGCGGGACGCCGCGGTCGATCCGAAGCC